TTAATGCTTGTGCAACAAATGCAACACCAGTTGCTTGACCAGCAATATTTCCAGCCTGTCCAGGAAGCATTGATGCAGCCATACCTACACCCATAATTCCCATACTAGCCTTCATTGGATTAACATTTTTTAATCTTCCAAGAACACTAGGTTTTTGTGTTTGTTGTTGTCCCATGGCACCCATTATTCCTGGTCCAATTGCCATGCCCTGCTGAATTTCAGAAAGTTTTGCTCTCTTATCTAGTTGTCTACGAATTGACTTTTGAACAGGATCAATTCCTCCTGTTGTGCCATATAAACTTGTTTTTGAAAGTGTTGCAATATCTGCAACCTTTTGTGCTTGTCCCTGAAGTTTTGTTTCTTCATCTTTCATTCCAACTACTAAACCAGCCATTATATCTTTTGCTAGTTTGATTGTTCTCTTTGATGGTGATTTTACTTCTGCTCTTTTTTCCATTGCAAGAATAAGGTTATCAATTGCAACTGCTCCTTGACCCTGCAACTTTCTAATAAATGTTGTATCTCCTCTGAATCTTGATCTAACAAGAGATTGTCGTGCCAGTTCTGTTTCTGCTGCAGATCGTGAACCTATACCAGCACCAGCAGGACCCATTGCTGCTCTTGCTTTACCTGCAGCGATTGTGCCAACTGCAACTCTTCCAAATTGTCCTGTAGTTTGTTTCATAAGTGTTGTATCACGTTGCATTTCTTCAAGAACTTTTACTTGCACTTGCAATTCTTCTTCTGTTAATGCAATATCTTTTGTTATTTTATTAAGGATTGAACGCTTCATTTCTTCAGATCCTTGAGTGCGTTGAAGCGCAGTTATATATGCTTTTTGATTTTTTGTATTTGTTAAAAGCATACTCATTTCATTTTCTGCTCTTGCTTGTGCAATAAATAATCTTGTATCCCATGCTTCTCTATAACGTTTTTCAGCCTGTGTAACTTCAATAATATGTGCACGGTCTACCTGAATTGACTGAGCCAACTGTTGTCCACTAATACCCATACCTTCATATGCTTTTTGAGTTGCTTGTGCAGCAATTTGTGCACGACGATACTCTTCTTCACCAGCATTACCTCTGGTAGATTGTAGTTGTGCTGCAACATTTTGAGAAACACCAGCACCAGATGCACTGTAATCTCTTTGTCCAACAATTTTTTCTGGAATTTGGATTTTTTCCATTTCACCTGCAACAGTGTCAAGTTCTTTAACAAATTTAACAGTGCTTGCTTTAGTATCTGAAGATAGTCTATATAATGTTTCTGCTACTACACTCTCTGCATCTTTTAATCCAGCAGCACCTGACAAAACTTGATTAATAATATTTTGGATTACAGACATATTCTTATCATTTAAGAACTGCATTTGTACTGCTCGTCCACCTACATTTAATGTTCCTTCTGCATATCTACGTGCTACCTTACCAGAAAATAGTGATGCAAGAAGTCCCATGTTTTCTTTAGCAATACCTTTTGGAACAACTACTTCTCCAGGTGTGAGCATCGCTGGAACAGTATCTCCATTACCAGATCCTGGAACAACTCCACCATTAGCAAACTTTTTACGACCTTTAATTGGAAGCATCATTCCTGGATTTGTTGCTGCTAATCTTGCTGATGCTGTAATTGCAGATTGGTATGCTGTTACAAGTTGGTTAACTGCTGAGGCTTCTGCTGTAAATGTTTGCGTTAAATTGGCATGTGTTTGATTAAGAGAGTGTGCTGCTGCTGCAGCATCTAACTGCTCTATTGTCATATATTGTGTTTGCTCACCAAGAACTTGTGTTTGCCCAGTTAGTCGTAAATAACCATTGCGAAGTGTTAAAAATAATTTAATAATGTTTGCAAGACCATTTGCAAGTAAACCAAATGTCATAAGAAGTATTGGGCCAGCAGCACCTATTCCAACTGTTAAAAGTGTTATTACTTTTTTTGTTCCTTCTGAAAGATTTGCAAATTTTTCAAGAATGTTTCCAACAAAATCAACTATTGGTGTTGCTGCTTGTAAAAATGCTTGACCTACTGGAACAAGTGCAACCTTTAGATCTTCAACGCTCTTCTTAAATTTATTCATTGCTGAATCTGCAGTCATACCTAATTCTTTTTCAGATAATGCAGATAGTTCTTCAACAGATGAATTTGCTAAATCAAGAACACGAGCAGCCTGATTTCCATCTTTTGCGACGTTAGCAAACAATGTTGATAGACGAGCAAATTGGAATTTACCAAACATCTGTTCAATTGCTCTTGCTCTAGCCAATGGATCTAACTGGTTAAGTGCTTTTGCAAAATCAATAACAGTTGATTTAAGATCACCTTTATTTTTTTCTACAATTGCTGTTGCGTTAATACCATATGATTTAAGCATATCAGATGCTTTTTTAGTTGGGTTAATTAATGCTGCAAGACCAGACTTAAGTGCGTTAGCACCTTCTGATGCATTAATTCCACCTTCTTTCATTGCTGCAAGGAAGAAGGTTAAGTCTTTTACGTCTCCACCAAGTTGTTGGATAACTGGAGCAACTTTTGGAATTGCTGTAGTAATATCATCAAGAGATACAACAGTTTGGTTTTCTACTGCGTTAAGAAAGTTAATTGAGTCAGCAAGATTTTCTGATGACATTCCAAATGCATTTTGTAAAGAAATAGTTGTTTCAAGTGCTTTTTGACTATCAATTTGACCAAGCACCGATAGTCTTGTTGCTTCTGTTGTTTGACGTTGTAAGTCTACACCTTGGAAACCTGCTGCTGCAGCCTCTGCTGCTAAACCAACTGTTTGAGATACTGCTACGCCATATTTTGTAAATCCTTGACCTAATTGTTGAATATTGTCAAGTGCCTGTTGTGTTTCTTCTTGTGGCGTAAATAAATCTCCATAAACTTTTTTAAATCTTAAAGATTGTGCTTCCATCTCCATAAATGTTTTTGATGCTGCCGAACCAACTGCCATCAATGGAAGCGTAAAACCAACCATTAACTGACGACCAGCCCACTGTGTATTCTTACCAAAGTTCAATAAGTTAGTTGAACCTTGCTTCATTAATTGATTAAATAGTGCTTGTTTTTGTGCTGCTAATTGAACTTGTGTTCCATAATCACCCATGTTAAGTTGGGTAGGCATAATAGCCATTGCCTTCATTGCACCGTTTGTATCACGGCCCATCTTAATATATTGTGTTTGAAGTCTCTTTACACGCTCTTCTGCTACCTTGCCAATTGTGTCAAATTCTGTTTTAAATAAACGACCAAATGTTTTTGTTGAGGCTCCAGCATATCTGAAGTACTCTCGCATTGAGAACTTATTTTTTTCTAATGAATCAGTAAAAGATTCTGCAGATGTTTTTACAGTACGCATTTCGGCTGTAAAAGCGCCTATTGCATTTATACTATTTAAAAGATTTTTTTGTAAAGATTTTTGTGCAAGTGCTGCTGTTTCACTTGATTTGGCTATTGAGGTATGGAACTGGGCAATCTGTCGTTGGAGAGATTTTAACTGTGCTAATGCAGCAGACGAATCAATATTAATGTCAATATTTGCATTAACATCAGCCATTTAGTTCCATACCTCTTTTAAATTATTCAGCCATGGTTACGCCAAGAACGTCTGAAACTTCAGCAAGTTTAACACCTGATGCTGCTTCAACAATCTTGTAAACAGTTGGAAGATCAACAATCTCTTCTAACTTTGCTACGTCTTCTGAGAGTTCTGGCTTATATTGTTTCATCGCAATCTGAACACATTCCATAAGAATGTCCATAGACTTTTCGTTGTTATCCGCCACTGCTCCCACACCCTCAAACTTCTTCATAAATGGACGAAGTAGAGAGATTTTTAGAGGACGTACTGTAACCTTTGTGCCATCAATTAGCGTAAGGATTGTTTCCTCATGCGTAGTTGTTGCCATTATTTCCTCCTATAGGTTATGTCAATTATAGCATAGAAACATTATTTTCTAAGGTCTTCATAGTCAAGACCCATTCCAATTCCAAAACCTGCTTGCCTTGCATTTTGACCTTGAAGCGCTAATATATCATTGCTATCATTTGTTGCGCCTTTACTAAATACTCTTGCCTTTAAGTCTTCCCATTCTTTTTGTCCTCTATTAGATCCAGCCTGTTGGTCTAAATCTACACCTTGGATTGCTGCAAGAAACTTTTTTTCTTCATAGTCAAGTTCTCTACGACTTGAAAGTGTTGCCATCAATTCTGGCATTGATAGAGATTCTTCAAGTTCTTTATAATCTTTCCATATGCCCAGCAAAAAAACCTCAGATTCTATTTTTGCAAGATCTAGGTCTGACCAAGTTGCTCCACTATCTGTTGCTTGATCTTTTACAGGCTCTTCTGATTTTTGATTAATCTTAATTCCAGCAGATATATCTAATATTTTATAGATTGTTGGCATATCAAAATTATCCTCTATAGATTCTTTTGTTTTTGATATTTCTGGATAGTATTGCTTCATTGCTATTCTTACGCATTCAACTAAATGTTCTATTGCTTCATCATCATTTTTTGTTAATTTGACATCTTCAAATGCCTCCATAAATTCACGCAAATATTTTATTTTTAATGGAGTTATTTCTAATTCTGAGCCATCAATTAGATTTATTATTTTACTTTGATAAACAGTTGTTGCCATAATCTTTCTATTCTATCATAGGCAAAACAAAAAACCCACCTCATTAGAGATGGGTCTTAAGTTAATCTAAATCTAGATTATGACTGTCCCCAAGTACGATCTACGATCTTACCGTAAGAACCTGATACATCTTCAGGAAGAAGACGGAATGAAACTTCAAACATTGATGGTTCGTCACGCTTAGCAGATACAGTTACGTTCTCAATTGATAGAGCACGGTAGGCTGTATAAACACGCTCAACGGTGTCAGATGCATCGCAATCTCCAGTTCCTGGACCAACAGCAACGATTCCTCGCTCTACTGGACATTCTCCAAGTTCACCAGCAGATAGATTTAAAACCTGACCTGTTGATGCGTTCTTGTTTCCTGTAAGTTGTGTCTCTTTAAATGCTAGTGCAAGAAGCAAGTTTTCTAGTGTTGCTTCAGCAAAAGCGGTAGCAAGATTAACCTGCATACCTTGCTTATATAGTTTTGCAACGTCAAGAATCTGATCAACTGCAACCTCACCGAAATCAGGTTGGAATTGTAGTTCAAGACCGTTCATGGTGTAACCTACGTTGGTGTAATCTGGTTGTGCTGAAAGCGTAGTCTTAAAAGACTCGCTTGAATCAAAACTCTCTAGTGTACCTGGAGTAAGTGTTGTATCCGCAACAAAAAGTGCTGCTGCACCAACGATAATGTTATTTGACGTACCACGGCTATATGGCATATTTGTTCACCTCTTTCATAAAGTATTATTAAGTTGTTTGGCGTGTTTCCTCAAGACTAATTATACAACCCTTTATGTATATCTAGAATCTGGCTCAGTCTTAATATGATAGTCATACTCAACAATAATCTTATTTACAAACAAGGTTCTAGCAGATGCGAGTTCTGCTACGTCTCTGCTTTCGTCTGCCTGGTATACCCTGGTATTGTGAAAGAAAATATTGTATGGAATGACGTTCCCCTGTGAATTTAGAATAGGGTTGTTAATTGCCCATGAATTAATATCTTGGGCAGATGAGTCTTCACGATCAAGGGCATTTGAGATTACACGAACAGAGTCTATAAGTTTTCCAACATCTGTAGAATATAAGAAATAAATTAGTTGTTCTCTCTTGCGAGCATAAAATGGTGTCGGTCTAAACCTCATCAATCTATCGTATACAACCAAAAGTGGACTTTCTGTTTGTCTAATAACAATGCTGTCATTATATAAGTCTTCAATGTTTGTAGGAAATTGTGCTGGAACCATTGGGCTTGGATTTAAAAGATCTGCTTCTGCAATGAGACCGTAATGGGCTAATTCTGAAAGAATATAACCATTTAAAAATGTTGGTGGAAATCCAGTGTCTGTTAGTATAGTCATAGGTTTATTCTACTCCAATTGTTGCATTTGCTATCCATTTAAATCCAGTGTCAATACCTTTGCTTTTTCCAAGTTTAGATCCAACAGCAAAATTCTTTTTGTATAGAATTGGTTTTTTAATATAGTCATAAAGTCCAGATGCTCTTAAAAATGATTGTTTAAAATATCTTGAAATAAAAATATCAACTGTTGATTCAAAACTACCAAATACTGCATCTCCTCCTGGAGAATCAACTTTAATTGGTTTCTTAGTAAAAACATCTCCATTTGGACCACTAAATTTTAAAACTTGTGATCTAGTAGGTGAAATTGTAACTGGAATTCCATTTTCCATAATCTTGGCTTTATTATAAAAAGGCACTGTCATGTTTTCTGATACACTTCTTGATTGTCTAAATGTAGAGTTAATTGATAGTCCAAGATTGCTAACTGTATAGTTAAGATCAAACAACCTAGATGTAGGGCTTCCAGTTTGATTCCATTCATAAACGTGATGTAATGCTTTTGGATTAGATCTTGCCTCAACATCAACGTATTGAGCAAGGGCTTGTATTACACCTTTGCCAAGTTTATCAAGAAATATTTTTTTACCTTTTTGAACCCCTTCTAAAAAACCAAAGGAATAATTAACTATGTTATTCATTTGCATTTCAAAACTTTTAGAGTTCATTGTGACTATCATTAGTCGCCTACCGTTTGATTCTCAGTTCTACGCCATAACATTTTGTAATATTCTACTGAGCCAAATGGTCCAGTAAATGGTTCTACTGTTGCTACTTCGTAAATTGTTCCTCTACCAGATCTTGAGCCAGCGGTTTCCTTGTATATAACAACATCACTAGCGTCTCTAATATTTGTAATTAAAATATTTGTTGTTGCATTGTTTGAATTATTTGATGAAACTCTTGGATCATTTTTAGTTCTTACAATAAGTTTATTTTCGTACTGTAAAAATGTTTCTGGTTTGACATCTTCATTACTTAGACCACCTACTGGGGTTGCATTACATATAATTGTTCTATCATATACCCAGTCTTTTTTAGGTTGACCATAGTCACCTTGTTCAAGTATTGGAAAATATATGTCTGCCTTCATTGGATATATAAAGTCTGTCGTTTCGCACAACATTAAATCATTCCAATTTTTGTAATTCTCTTAACATAAGTTTCAAGTATTTTATCTACAATCATATTTCCAGTACCATTAAATAATGATTTATCAAATTGAATTCTAAATTGATCTGTGTTGTATGATGTTATATATCTTTTAAAATAATCTAACTTTCCACATTTTAAATCTTCCATAAGTAATTTTGTAGCATATTCAACATCTGGTGGAACGGTTCTATATCCAATACTTAAAACAAATAAGAAATCGTCAGTTTTTGGAAATGCTACTCCACCGCCACCAATTGAACCAACGTCACCAGATGCGGCAGGTAGCATAAGCGGAGATGCCTGCGCTCTATTGTATTCTCCATCTTCATCATGAATTATTGCAGAGTTGTCAAGAGTAATTCTATAAACTCCTGAATTAGTTGCTGGATCTTCTGCTTCATAGTCATAAACTAATTGGTTATTTCTATAAACTTTTAAAACTCTATTTAAATCTTCCCATATAGGAAAATAATCTGCTCCTGATCCATTTGCTTCAACAATATGTTTTTTATTATAAAATCCATCTTCACCAACAACAGAATCAATTATCATACGTGCTACTAATTCAAGTGTTTTATATTCTTGTATTTCTGATGCTGTTGTTCCTAATGTTCTATAATCAACATATGGTCTAAGAACATCTAAATTATCATCTAAAACGATTCTTCCATTTAAATCTAATACCCTAAATAAAAAGAATCTGTCATATTGTGCTTTGGCCTGTGTAACTAAATATGTAACTTGAGAGTTAGCATCTGATGTTACTTCTTGGGTCTCTGTTGAGTGATCAATCAGATCTTCAATATAAAGTCTATATTGGGTGTTTGGGAGTGGAACATCCCATTTTGTTTCAATTGGGTATGGTGGTAGTCGTAATACTTCCATTATTATTTACCGTAGTATGAGGCTACTTCTTCAGGCTGTGCAATTCTGACTGCCTTGCGAGTAATCCACTTTTCCGATGCCTCCTTTGAGACGATGTTATATCCCACTTTTACTTCTCCAACTCCATCCCAATAGATGTTTCTATGTGAATAAAGTGCTACCTTTTCAACTGGTGCTTTTTGTTCCGTAACTACTTCTGTTTGTCCATTTGGAATAAAACTTGCAATTACTTCTAAAATCTCTAATTTAGTAGATACCCCAAATAGATCAATGTCATTTTTCTTAGCATAAGATTTTAATTCCATTACGGTCTTTTTTGCTAATTCTTCAATTGTCATATAATCTCCCATACTCATTTGTAATTATACCAGAATATGACTAAGGGAGGACAGAAATTAATCCATCCTCCCTCAATCTGGGTGGTCAATGATTACGAATCAGTTGAATCTGCATCTGCATAAGATACAGCGTCTAATTCTTCCCATTGAATACCAAAACGGACGAATACTGTGTATTCAATTGTGTCCTTCTTTGGCTTGTATTCACGGTTTACAGTGATGTCTCTCTGGAATCCCCATACACGGTTTGCTGGGAATGTAAGATCTACATAACCTGCTGGGTAGTAAGGAACTTCAAGAACATCTACACCTAGTACACGAGTTGTACGTGAGTTACCAAGTGTCTGTGCATTTCCATCAAGGTAGTCTTGACGGTTTGCTGGTGTTCCTGCTGTACGAGTAGCAAATGCTTCTGCTACTGCATCTGCAAGTGTACCGTTGTTCTTAACGATACCTTGGAATGCATCTGTACCTGCATAGAACTTAAGATTGCTCTTAATTGCACGATACTTACGTGGCATAGCCAAGATAATGCTTTGCATTGTGGCTGTTGTCCACTCGTTGTTTGATACAGTAACTGCTGCTTCGTGAGCATCATTTCCCTGTACTTGGTTTACCTGAGCAACGAAGCCAGGCATGATTGAAAGGAATGCGTCTGCGCCAGTTCCAGTTCCGTTAATCGCAAGATCTTCAATATCGTTAGCGAAAGCATTTGTCATCAAGCGAACTAGATGATCTTCAAGTGCTGCACCTTCAATATTGTCTTCTAGTGATTCTGTAGAAACTTCCCAGTCAAGACGAATCTTCTTTGTTGTGAGTTCTACCTTAGAAAATGTAGCACCAACGTTTGTGTAGTCTGGTGCACCCTGTGCTGCTGCACGGATAACACGCTCTCCAACGTTGACCTTCTCAATTTCCATTGTATTTGCTCGCATAGTGACCTTACGGCCATCCTTGGCGAGAACTGTTGCATCCCACACGTAGTCAATAAAACGACGTGCTTGCTCAGGTAGTAGAATACCACCAGAGACTCCAGTAGGATTTACTGCGTTTGGTCCTGTAACAGAACCAAATGCTGCTGTTGCTGTGTTACCAAGTGCCGCTGCTGGACTTACGTTACCATCAGCATTGCGACCTGTTGCACCACCAACATTTCCAGATACGAGTCCACCTTGAGAGTTAATCTCATTGCCTGCTCCTGCTGAACCTGGATAGTTTTTTACTATATTTGTATCTTGTTCCGACATATTGTTCACCTCCTAGTGATATATACCTTAGTTAAATAGGTCGGTATTTGTGAGGAAACGACCGCCCCATAGGGATTTTTGAACCACTTGTGGTGATTCCTGCACGATCTCGCCTAGATCGCCAGACTTGCGGAAAGCGGTGTCTTGTTCTACAAGATCTACTCGCTTGCCAAACTCATTAAAGTTACTCTTCATGCCATTAACATCAGATGTTACTGCATCAAGAGACTTTGTTACTGCTGCTACTTGCTCATTAAGAGACTTAATAGTTGCAGCAAGATCGCCAAAGGCATTAGTTAGAGAAGCATTAATTTCTGAAACTGCTTTAGCAACTTCTTCTTTAACTTCAGAAACAGCATCTACTGTTGTTTCAACTTTCTCTATTTCCACTGCTGCTTCTTCTGCAACAGGAGAATCTGCACCACCGTCAACTGCTTCTGCTACAGGTGCTTCTTCAGCAACTGCAATTTCTTCAGTGACTACAGGTGTTTCAACAACATCTGCTGGTTGTACCTCTGGAGCAACCTCTGCATTTTCAACTACAGCGTCTACGGCTGCTTCTGTTGATTCTGTCATTGGATTTACCTCCTTAGTAATCTTAATTGTACTAATGCCTTTAGCACTATCAACTAAGAATTTTATCATTTCAGTATTTTCTTTGTCATTCTTTTCTATAAACCCTATATTTTGCATCTTATTGCCATTTGTTGGACTTACTACTGAATCAGAATCTGATACCATAACAATACCGCTTTCTGAGTCCCAAAAAACATTTTCAATTTCTGTCTTTGACAAATACCCATCAACAACATTTTGCCCATTTACTTTTTCAATAGATACAATGTTTGCAAACTGATTTGCTGGATTGTCAACAAGAGAAAGTTCGTGTAGTTCATAATTCTTAATTACACGAATTGATTTATCCATTTTTTCATCATAAGCGTCATCCCATGATTTAATGTTTCCACCTATAGAAAAACCAGTATAGGTTCCATCTAGAACCTTTTCCCATGCATCTTGTGCACCCTTTGAAACATATGCAGAAATATAAACTCCGCTATAAAACTTTTTATCATTTGGATCAAAATATTTATCTTCTTTAAATGAAACAATCTTGCCAACTGCTGATGGTTGGTGCATTTCACGAAGGTTGCCACGGAAGTTTTTAAATGCATCTATACTAGATTCTGTTGTTACAATATCGCCTTGGCGATCAACGTTATCAAGCGTTGCAAAACCTGACACCATACGGCGTTCAACATCTACTTTTCCGATGGGCATTGAGAGGCGAACATTGTCACCTTCAGTTACCCAATGAGCCTTATTTATTAACATAGCCTTCTTATTATAGCATTTGTTTATAAGGTTTTCTCAATTATTGAGATGCTCTTCCTTCGCCCTTTGGATTGCGTCCAGATATAGTTGTTGTTGAATCAGAATTGTTATTTGTTCGTTGTGCATCTCTTGCTCTGTTACCAGCAAGATTAGCAGTTGCATCTGCTGCCTGTCTTGGAGACATAATAAATGGCTGATCTCCATCTGTTCTTTGTGGCAAGTCAAGTTTTTCACGAGCCTCATTTGGAGTCATTACCTGTGTCTTTACATATCTTTCAAGAATCTGAGATTGTGCAATTTCATCTGTAAGAGTTAACTCATTAAACTTTAACTCAAGAACATCTGTCTTTTCCTTGATAATCTTATTGACAATTTTCTCAAGATGTCTTTGTGCTGGGCGAGATACTTGTTCTTTAAATGTACGATCCTGAGATAGCGCTGCTGCTGTACCGCCTGAATCTGCCCCACCTAACTTAGAAATAGGAACTTGGTGAGCAATTAAAATATCATCACGATTTTGCTTGCGATACTCTTTAAATGATCCATCCTGAATACCATTTTCAATTGGCTCCATCTTAAACTCAACCTTATTGTTATCAGTATCTCCAGGAAGCGGTATATAGAGTGTTCTATGAGATTGAGCCTTTAGCCCAGTTTGTAAAAATCTAAACATCTTGTCTTCTGCTTCATTTGAAAGTTTTGCACCTTTTAAAGTTACAACATATCTTGGAACTGCTTTATTTTCAAAGTAATCAATATTGTACTGAGATGCAAGTTGATCTCCAATAAGAGATGGCATTGCTGCAATAATGTCTGGAATTCCATAAAATGTATTTAATGGAGAATATTCTTTAAGATGGATGATTTCATTTGGGCGTGGATCTGTGCCAATTGGATTTCCATTTTTTGCTCCAAAATTTCTAAAGTAAACAACTCTTTGTGCAATAATTTGAATATACCCATCACGAAGACGGCGAACACGAATAGTTGTTGCTGGAATATGTCCAACATATCCAATGTCTCCAGTTACCGTTCTTCCTATTTCAATAAACCCATTACCAGTTGCTTGAAGGTCTGTATAAACCTTTTCCATTGTTTTTGTAAAACTGTCATCATCATTAAGGTTTTCTAGCCAATCACGTAATTCAATTTTCATTCTCTCAATACGATTACGTGCACGATCAACTGCAGCCTGATCATTATTATTTTCAAAACGTAGCATAGTTCTATCTGTTACATCAAAACGATAGCCCAGCCCAACAACATTTTCTACTTTTGCATCAATAGCAGCATGATTAGCAAAAGATGTATCATAGTAGTTTGCTAATTCATACATATTATATGGAGGTGTAATTATGTCAAATAGCCCATATCCGTTCTGGTATACAGTTCCAGGATTAATTTGTTTTGATCCAGAATCAACTCCAGATGGTGTTACATTTGCTGCATTTAAATATGCCTGATTACCTTCTGGGTTAATATATTTTGCCATGTTGCGAGTAGTTCTACGGCGAAAGTTTTGATCAAGACCAACATAGTCTTTTAATATTTCCCAAGACTTGTTGAATGGATCTTGTGATTTAAAAATGTTTTCATCACGCTCTTGAGTATTTAACCCTACACGTACGTATTCTTGATCAGCCATTTTCGTATGCATCTCTTCCATGTTTATCTAATGTTTGCTGTGCTGCATGCCAAGCACCAAGGTCATTCATTGAAGGAATTAATCCAGCCTTTAGTCTTTCTTTTTGTTCTGAATATTCTTCTTCACTAATTCTATGTAGACCAGGAACAAATACTGCTTTACCCTCGCCATCATCCCCATAAGATATTGCAGCACTTCTTAATTCAGAAATCTTTGAAAGGTCTCCTCTATCTGCAGGTATGTTTAAAATTGAACCTTCATCATCCGTAAACCACTTGCCATTTGACTTCTTGTATACGTATAGTCCCCAATCATAGTGCTTTTCAATTACTTTACGTCGCACATTTTTTACATAGGGTTTACCAGTTTTTGGATTAATTAAGGATTCCATAACCATAAGTATAGCAGATTATACTGGTGTTGAGATACTTGTTGACCACTCTGTTTCTGTATAAACCTTTATTAATTCTGGTGCATACGATATTCCCTGGGCATCATCAATAATAATCTTATTAGTTCCCGTATAGGTCTTATAAATATCTGATGGATTTACAAAATAAAATTCCGTTTGTCCTAGATTAAGGACCCCATCCCATGTAAAACTATTTAACCAGAATTGCCAGTCAAAGGTAGTAACTGTATCTGTCAAAACCTTTAGCCAAGGTCGCTTTGCGCTGCTTTGAACCTCTCTAATACTGTTTGCCTGATAGTATGCAATATTATTAAATACCGCTGGGCCTGTGAGATTAATGTTTCCAAGGTATGAGTCAAATAATAAGGATACAGCAAAAGATATACCAATAACTGACCACTCTTTAATGTTTACGATTGGCTCTCTAACTATTGATCCGTTAAGGTAAAACGATATTCCTTCATAAGGAGTTCCTGATGCGTTTAGAGCAAAAAGCCTTCCTCTATTTCCAGAATCACTGTTGGCTACAACGTAAACCTTTACCGTGCCCTGTCTATGATTTATTTCAAATAGTTCAACTGGATCTGCTGGGAAAAAATCTTTGTCATACCTAAACCATAGTTGAGTTGCGCTAATTCTATAGTTTGAAGCAAGTTGGCTATTTATTGGAAAAGAGATTCCACGATTAATTAAATTGTTTTGCTCTCCTCTTACCTCTATACCTGAATTTTTTGTTAGATATAAATATGGTGTGCTTTCTTTATAGATGCTAAATGGGTTCTTGGTCTTATAATCATAATAGATTCCACTCTTTTTATATGGAAAAAGATCTACGCCAAATCTTGTACCAACTGGATTTGATGAGTTACTATTTAAGACTTGTGAAGCAAATTGAAGTTTATTTAATAGTATTGGCTTTGTTAATATTCCACGGCTTGTAATTTCTAAATTATAGACAATTGCCAAAGAGTTAAAGTCAACGCTTTGTTTTGGATATATAATTGTATTGTTTATAATTTCAAACTTTGTAGTTTCCCAATCAGTATATTCATTTACATCAATAATGTTATATTGGTTTGGTTTTACTATATTGGCATACTCTTCAACAGAGTTGGCTCCATCTACAACATATTGAAACGTTGCATAACTCTTAATCTCTGAATTGGTTGTGTCATAATAATATTCTCCACCAGAGTCTTCTGTAAGTTCTGCAGGAGATGGATATCCAATATTAAATTGCAAAAAGTCTAAATCATAATGCTTGTTGCCAGCCTCATCAGTTACATATTTTGCAAAATAGGAGAGTGGGAGATAGTCTTGCCAGTATGAAGCAACACCAATATCTAAGAAATATTTACCGTAAGACTCTGTTGGCAAAAGTGTATAACTTGCTGTATGATCAAGAAGTTCTTGGCCAGAAGATGCTATTGCAATTCCATTATCTGCAAAGTGAGTTGCTACATATGAAGCATTTGTTGCTGTTGAAAATCCAACTGAGTAAATTCTTCCACTAAAAACATTGCTTGTTCCATCTCCACCAACATATAGGTTTAATCCATTTTGATTGCCAAAGAATGCAGCAAGATTTCCACCATAGGTGTTGACTAATGAACTTATCTGGAATCCAGCGGAAAACAATTCAGCATCTGGTATTCCATTTTCTTCAACATATATTTCTTCTTCTACCCCATTATAAAATAATGTATAAACTATATCTGCGTCCAGTGTCTTTACTTCAAAATAGTTTCCACTTAGTGAATTAACAACTTTTAACAATATTGTATTATCTTCTGTGTTATTTATTATTGAAAACACTCCATAGACTGTGTGTATTTGATCAGCCAGAATGTTTAATCTTGAAAAGTTAATGTATGAGTTTGTTGAGTTCCAACTAGCATTTGGCCTTAGACGTATAAACTTGTTGTCTAAAAATGGACCTGAGTCAATAGTTTGTAGATCTTGATTATCTGAATAGAATTCATCTAGCGTTTTATTGCCTAAAAATATCTCTGGTAAAGAATACTGTGGCGTTCTTAGTGTAGTTGCGGTAGTTAATAAATTATCAAACGTACCCTGTTGCCATTGTGCAAAATCTGGATAGTTATAATTTACAGCATAGTTTGAGAATGGATAATCAATAAAGGCTGTGGTTCCACCATAGGCTGAGTTAATTCCTTCTGGAGAGATAACTCCTTGGCCATATACCCATCTACGCTTTGCTAATGTGACTGGAACCTGATATGAATAAATAGCAACACAGTCAATTTCAAATGGTGATATATCTGCAGATGAATAAAATCCTACCCAGTCTTGATTATTACCAATATCTCCAGATTCTTCAGATAGTTCTGTTGGAAGCACAAGGCTTGATGTATCAAGAGTTAAAGATAAAACTTGTTCTCCATTTATTAAAAGTGATGCTGAGTTTCTAATTAAACGAATATGTACAAGCATTGGTCTGTACCACTCACCAATAAAATGTGATGCAAATTGATCACCAATAACTAGTGTCAGGAATCCACCTTCAACATATAGACCATCTTCAGAAGCAATTGGTCCAAAGATTCTAAATGGGGTTGATGTATTTGCATTTATTCTTGTCCAAAATTCTACAGTGTAATCGTTATGCTGTCCTTTTTGATTTAAAAATCCTTTTCCAGGAAGAATAAGTGATGCACTGCTGTATGGTTTTAAAATTGTAACTCCAGATGCACCATATACAAGCGGTATACCAGAGTTAATAGCATAGAGTCTTGAGTCTGCAATATAGTAAGCACTATCTTCAGCAATACCATACGCTTGTGCTTCAATAGCATCTAGTCCACCATACTGGCTAATTTCTGATGGAACTGTTGTTGTATTTAGTCCAAGGGAATTTACTTGAAACTCTTCCGACCATTGGCCAAAAGATAGTCCATTAAAATAAAATTGGTTTTCAGATGTATTTGATGCACCCTCAATAATTCCAACAACTAAGACTATTCTTAGGTTAGCATTTACATTTGGTTTTTCAAATGTTTCAGATATGTATGACCATCTATTATTAAAAATTGTTGAAAATGTTTTTAAGTTTTGAACAACTTGCATTGTGCTTGGATCCGTATATTCATATCCAATTGAAACATTTCTTAGATAAATACTGTTTGAGTAAAAATATGTACCTATAGAAAATGTTTCCAAATCATCATTAAGTGTATTTATATTAATAATTGTTGGGCTAATTGCAGTAATATCCATTGTTGGATTAACCGATAGGTTGCCTGTCAATATTGTTGTTACACTATCAGAAAATGGTTCTCCAGTGATAGATGAGCCAGATGAAGTTGTACCATTAGTTATGGTCCATCCACTGTTTATATTCCGTTGATTTTCTGTAATTAAAGAGATATAGTCAAGTTGATCGTCTAATGCCCAAAGAACTAGTGGGTGCTCAGAATAAATCTTTTCTGCATATAAATTTGATGGATTAGACATTTTTCTCCTATCCCCTTATTATAGCAGGATAGAGATTAATAAAGTTTAATCTCACATGCATCTGTTGAGCAATATTTTTCAGACTCTGCATCTAGATTATCTTTACCGTCATAGATAGCAGACCAATCAATCTTTCCAATAGTACCTACATATGCATTATATTGCTCTCTTGTGATTTCTGTATAAGGTTGTTGAGGATAAGTCTTATTTCCCATTGGAAGGAATGAGACTGCCTTTAGTTGGCCTTCATACATATTAAGTGCTGGAGCAACAAACTTTTTTTCCTCTTCTTTGTCAAATGACAATGTTACAGAAACACCATTATCTGACCAGTACTTCTGAGCAGTTGCTGCCAAACCAATTTTTTCAAATAGGCTAACTTCTTTTTCAGAACGCTTATGTCCTGATGCAACTGGGAAGTAAACAACTGAAGTATTTGCTGACACAAGATCTGCTTCAATTTTATATCCTGCTGCCTTAAACAAATGCATCATTGGATCTGTATTTCCAAAACGAATAGCACGAAGATAAAATTCTCCTCCAGGTCCCCAGTGAACTCCAGGAGTAGCACCAGAAAGAAGCGATACAGAACCTGATGGCTTAACAGTAGTTACACGAACTGATTCACGAACACATAGCCATTCTGAATATTGATGATCATATTTACGGATTGTGTTATATCCTTCATCCATCCACTCACGAGTTGTTGGAAGGCCATGCTCATCAGCAAAAGCAGCAATACCTGTAAGTGATGTTCCAATGCGACGATTGCGTTGCATAATACCGTTTGTCTGTTGCCAGTGTGTTGGCATTAACGTTACAGTCTTTCCATAAAGATATGCAAACTTTAATGTCTTTAAGAAATCTTCTTTTGATTCATGACGATTTAAATGAACTTCTACAAGAGTACATAGTTCGTAAGACTCAAGTGGTTGTTCAGCACAAGGATTGAATCCCATAATTCGTGAGTCTTTATAGTCTGGAGCATCTGCAAGACGACCATAGTTACGAGCAACATCAAGCCAAATAAAACCTGGCTCTCCATTATCTGCAATTAAATCAACATAGTCTTCATACTTTGTTCCTACTTCTGCTGCAATGGAATTATTAGACATCCATGCCCATCCTGGTTTTTCTGGATCGTATGAATTACGTTCTGGGAATACTTCTGGATTTTTAAGATTAATAAATGTTTCATCTCCTGGTGCTCCAAGAGCAAGAGTAGCGGAACGACGAACGTTTCCAGAAACAACACATGTTCCAATAAGATTTACAATATCTACAATTGCACGAGAGTCAAGAGTTTCTCCTGCTCTGGAGCCAATAACTTTACGAATACGTGTATGGAGATCCATAAGTGGCTGCGGACCGCTTGCAACGCCTCCAAAGCCCTTAATTGGGGCACCTAGTGGACGTATTAGGCTATAGTCAAATTCTTGAATAGACTGATTTTGACGTAAAAATGAATTTAGAAGATATCTTACAGATTCAACCCATCCTTCACGGGTATCTGGAATTTCATAAGTAATTGATGGTTCAGTCGGTGCATAGATAGGTAGATTTTTTTCATTTCCAACAGTATCAAACCCTACACCTATACCTAACATTAATGCATCCATTACCCAGGCAAATAGAGCACCTGGATCATTACGATCAATGTCACGAGTTGAAACCATGGCACAGTTTTGAAGGGAAGCAGAGTTGCGCTTCTCCATAGTCATAGGTGTACCAAATGCCCAAAGACCTCTTCCTGGTGGTGTCCACTTTAACTCAAACATTCTTTGGAATGCTTCTTGAGCAGACTTCTGAGCCTTATTATCATTCCATGGTAAGCGATTATCCTTAGCATGATTCTTTTGAACTGAATACATACCCTCAATTACACGGCGACAAACCTCATGCCAACGTTCTTTAGTTCCGTCTTCCTTCATACGAGAATATGTACGAATAAACGTAATTTCTCCAAGTGAGTTAGATCCTGCATCAGAAAATCCAAATGGAGCAGGAGTAGTTGAATATTTTGTTACAAAATCTTCTGATAAACGAAAAGAAAAAACACTGTCAGACATAGAATTTAACGACCTCTCAAATAAAAATAATGAAGTGCTTTATGTTTTTCAAAGCACTACCATATTGTATCACAAATTTTATAAATAAAAAAGTTGTAATAAGCGCAAAACACCAACCATAAAGATATAGTTGATGTTGAGTACTTTTGTTTTATTAAAGTTGTTTATGCTCCTGCAAGCATGAACTCGCTAAATGCTGCTCCACCACCACCTGCAGATGTTGCCCATCGCATACCAGCAGTTTCTCCACTGTCAACAATTAAACTTTGTCCAGCAGTTCCTGGTGCAAGAGAAACAAATGTTCCTGCTCCAGTTCCTACAAGTAAATGACCTTTAGCAGTAAAATCTGAGTTAATAATAACAGTACCGCTTAAATTTGGCAATGTAATTGTGCGATCAGAAGTAGGGTCTACAACTGTAAGCGTGGTTTCAAAAGCGTCGTTTGTTAATCCTTCAAAAACAATTCCATCCCCATCAACAATAGGGCTAGTTAAGGTTTTATTTGTAAGTGTTTGCGTTGTATCATGTCCAACAAGTGTAGTAGTAGCATTTGGTAATGTTAATGTTCTATCTGCTGTAGGATCTACAACTGTAAGTGTTGTTTCAAAAGCATCATCTGTAGTACCTTCAAAAATAAGTGTCTTGCCAGCAGCAAGAGCAATATGCTCTGAAGATGTCCAAGCGCTTGATGAGTTTATCCAATTAAAGGTTTTATCTGTAGCGCCCTTGAGTGTTAGACCTCCACCATCTGCTGTAGTGTCTGATGGGGTATCAACGCTTCCAAGTTCAATATTTTTATCATCAACAGAAAGAGTTGTTGAGTTAATAGTTGTTGTAGTTCCATTAACTGTAAGGTTTCCACTAATTGTTAAAGATGTAAGGGTTCCAGTTGATGTGATTTCAGATAAATTTCCTGTTGTAATAACATTTCCAGAAACGTTAGGCAATACTATTGATCTATCTGAGGTTGGATCTGTAACAGTTAAAGTTGTTTCATATGCATCATTAGTTGCACCTTCAAAAACAACACCATCACCAGTAATTAAAGGACTGCTGATTGTTGGACTAGTGAGTGTTTTATTTGTAAATGTTTGAGCATCGCTTAATGTTGGAAAATATTCAAGGGATGCAAAGTTTGTAGTTCCATCACCTATTTTTATTTGATCAAGAGTTGTATTATATACAAGTTCTCCTTGTCCAACGACAGGGTTTGCATTAGACCATTCAGTGGTTGTACCACGTCTGATCTGAATTCTACTTGCCATAATATCTCCTCAATGCCATTATATCAGAACACTGTTGATGGTGATCCACCATCTAAAGTATCTGAGTAAATTGAAGATGGACTTCCACCGTCAACTGCACCTGCTGAACCGCCAAGGCCTTCTGCACTTACTAAAGTTGATCCATCGGAGAAAGTGATACCTTCAGCGGCAACCGTTAAACCTCTTTTTACTTTGAAGTTTCTATCTGTAGTTGCCACTGAAGATCACTATCCCTTCAGCCCACATTACGCTTCAATAAGCGTTTTGTGAACCTTTACTGTTGTACCGTCTGATGCTGTTACCTTAAGACGAACATTTCCGCTTAGGTAGTCTGCATCTGTTGTTCCGATTTGTGCATTGCTAATTACATCAGCATATTCTGTTAAGTAAACGTTGTTGTTTCCATCAACTGTTACAAGAACTTCTAGAACTTCAATGTCATTGCCATTTTTCATTTGCACAATATACTTTGCAGATGAATAACTTGCTACTGCCCATGAATCAACTACTGTTGCACTTCCATTTGTAAGTGCTTGTGTAGCAGTTCCAATAAGAGCATCTGCAAGAGTTACAGAACCTGCAGTAACTGATCCTGAACCTACAGACAATGCTGCAAATGTTGGGCTTGATGTTGTATTAATGCTTTGTGGAAGTGATAGTGTAACTGATCCTGTTGAAGCAGATACTGATATCTGGTTTGTAGTTCCTGTAAGTCCTGTTACACCAGTATTAGAAATTGTTCCAGTGTTATCATCATATCCTAGTCCAGTTCCAAGTGCATTTCCTACTGCATCTTGTGCACGTTCATCAGTGAAGTACTTGTTTGTAGATCCTTCTGAGATGTCATCAGATCCAAGTGTGCGAGTTCCACCAAGTGATACTGAAGTGCCATTGATTGTAATTGCAGAATTTGACAATGATGAGTTTGCAATGTTTGAAATAGTATTGCTTGAACCATTGATTGTCTTATTTGTCAATGTTTGAGTAGAAGAAAGATCTGCAGTAATTGCAGTATCAATGCTAAATGAGTTTCCAGTTAGTGTTAGACCATTACCTGCTAGGTATGTTCCAGCACCTGAGAACTGTGTAAATTCAATAGCATCTGAACCAATTGTTGCGATTGTGTTTGTTTGAACCCAACCAGTTTTTCCGTTTGCAGTTCCAGCCTCTACGAAAACAAAGTCTCCTGCGTCTACTTCTGGTACAGAGTTATAATCTGCTGCACGATCTGGAGCGCCTGAAACCTTAACTACATAAATACCGTTTTGAGATTTTGTTGTTTGGTTTTTAACAAGAACTCTGTTACCTGTTGCAAGTGTTACACCATCAAGCAAATCTCCATTTTCAAGAGCAGTTGATAGGTTAATGTTTGTTGTTGTAGCAGCCTGTACAGATTCGTGAACGTTAAGTCCTGCAGTTGCAGAATCAACATATGCTTTATTTGCTGCATCTGTATCTGATTCTGGTGCTCCAAGATTTGTAATCTTGTAAGTTGCCATGCTTACAGCAGCAGTTGGTGCTCCAACAGCGCTTAGTGCAAATTCTGAAGGGTCTACAGAAATTGCTCCTGAAGCATCATCATAATCAAGACCATTACCTACAGCATTACCGATAGCATCTTGTGCTCTTTCGTCTGTAAAGTACTTGTTTGTTGAACCTTCTGCAATATCGTCAGAACCTAGTGTACGTGAACCACCAAGAGATGTTGATGTGCCGTTAATAGTAATTGCTGAGTTTGACAATTTATCATTTGCAATTGATCCAGCAAGCATTGTGTTTGTTACAGAACCTGTATCGCCAGTTGTTACAACAGTACCTGTTACGTTAGGAAGTGTAATTGTGCGATCTGCTGTTGGGTCTGTTACAGTAAGAGTAGTTTCAAACTCATTTGGTGTAGCACCTTCAAAAACAATGCTTGCATCATTAAGAGTAAGTCCAGTAACAACTGGGCTTGTAAGTGTCTTATTTGTAAGAGTTTGTGAATCTGTTGTTCCAACTACTGCTCCAGAAACACCGTGTGCTGATGTAAGTCCTTCGTGTGTTGAAAGATTTCCTGCAACTGTTGATGCTGCGCCGTATGCGTCATATGTGTTTGCTGTTACAGAGATAGCACCTGTTGTGTCGTTATATGAAAGACCAGTTCCAAGTGCGTTTCCAATAGCATCTTGTGCCATTTCATCTGTGTATGCTGAAGGAATCTGTGAAGTAAGCGCTAATGTTCCAGATGCGTCTGGAATGCTTATTGTGCGATCTGCAGTTGGATCAACTACTTGAAGTGTTGTCTCATAGGCATCTGCTGTTGCACCTTCAAAAGTAATGCTTGTTGTAAATGCTGGGTTAGCATCTACTGATGCTGTTAGTTTTCCTGTTGTATCATTATATGAAAAACTAACTCCTGTATGTGAACCATCAAACATACCTGCTGTGGTATCTTGAAGGAATTCTGTTGATGCTTCTGTCAATATGTTAGATGAGTTGACGGTTGCTGTGCTTCCTTCAACGATCAGACCATTTTTGACTCTAAAGTCTTTTGTTACTGTTGCCATGGTGGTGCTCCTTTTATGTTAGGCCTTCAAACCAGTTCGGTAATAACGAACGGTTATTGGGGTTATTGATGGTGTTACCGTCATGCTAATTATACCAGCATTTAGGCTTGCAGATATCACACCTATTTCACTTCCATAGTTTGATACTGTTCCGAATTCGGAAATGTTTATGTTTGTTCCGTCAAATACTAAATTAAGTTCTGTGCTTTTAAAATATCCTACAGATGCTTTTGACATCTGAATCACATACTTAATCGTTCTCCAAGTTGCTGTGTCAATTGTGTCAAATACCGTTGGATTTTCAATGCCATTGATGGTTGATGAGTTGTTTCCATCGCCACCTATGGCTTCTGCACGGTATGAGGTAGTATCAATTAAATCAGCAAAATCTTGACCTGTAGGCCTGTCTCCAGACTCAAATTTTGTCTTTAATGTGGTGATTGGAATAACGGCCATATAAGTGATTATATCATAAAATATAAAAACTGCTACCAATAACCATGACGCCAATGCCTGGACTTGAGTTAGCAGATGATGCACCAAAGTTTAAATTAGTAAACCTGACACGAAATGGCAAAATATTTTTAATTTGTGATGCAGTTATAGCAACTTGTTTTACATCTACCTTACGAGTTTCTAATTCAACAAAACTTCTACGTTCCATCATTAACTCTCGTATGGGCCAGTTACATCTTCAATAACTACAACGCTTCCTCTGCAAACAGTCCAAACACGAATGTCGTCAGACAATTGAATATCAAAAATATCACCAGTCTCAAGTGTTTCTGACTGTTCTGCTGTTAGTGAAACTGTAAACTCTCCTTCATCGTCTTCTCCAGTTACCGTTGGAGTTAATGAAAGCAAAAATGCACCAGAATCATCTGGTCTAATAATATCCATTTTTATATTCCATTCAGGAACATTTAATGGAAGTCTATCTGAATCGGTTACATAGACTCTAAATGCTGGAGTATCTCCTCTAACAAAAGTCCAACTGATCGTTGGTGGTGGAGAACCAATTGAGAATAAGTCTGATCCTTGATTTCTATAGTTAGCCATAATGCTTTTATTATACCACCAACTAAATAAATAATAAAAATATTTTTATATTTATGTACAAAAGTTGACTTGTGGGTTAAATTCGTGTTATA